TTCATAACCGCTACACGACCTTTAGCCAAAATAGATAGATGACTAAAGTTGTGCGTATGCTTCAATATGGCCGTGCCAGCAGGGACAAACGCTTCCTTGGCATACAAGCCATCCGAAAAGTGGTGAGTAATCTCACCGCCAACATTCTCCAATACCGCGCTCATGCCGTGCGACGCCACATATAGACAACGATGTACGGCGGCAAGTTTGCATTTGTTGCGCTTGATCCTGTTGTGCTAATACTGGTGCTAACACTAATGCCTGTGCTTGCGGTGCTTGTGTTTGATGTGCCTTGTTTGACAAGAGCTGATGATCCAGCATTTTGATCGATTGTGTGATTTTGAAATCCTATTGTGTGGTTGTGGCCAGGGTCGGTAACGCTTGATGTTGCCGTGTGGCTATGGCTAACGACAATAGCGTCAGCCGAACCACCAGTTTCTTGCGCTGTATCAAACGCTGCATTGCCAGCATCAAGACCCACCATGACACGACCAGCGCCAAACGCTGACCATGTACCAAACCCTAGCAACGTCGCAGGATTGGTGCTAACCGCCGCATTGGTATAGATCGATCCAACAGGGTACAAAGCGCTTAATGCAGCTTGCACAAACCCTGTTGTGGCCAACTTAGATGTGTTGTCACCAGTTGATTGCGTTGGCGCTGTTGGGCTGCCAGAAAAGCCTGGACTAGCTAAGTCAGCCTTAGTCGCAACAGCAATCGCAATATTATTAAATTCTGTGTCAATCTCCGTACCCTTTACAATTTTGGCCGAGTTGCCTGATGGCAGCGCGTCCTTAGATGCAAAGTCGGTTGATTTGGTATAGTCAGACATTGCCGCCCCTTAATTTATACGGCCACGTTTGGCCAAAATCTCAATCTTTTGAATAGATAGTTCAAAGCCATTAACTTCTGCTTCATAGCCGGTCTGGAAAACTTTGCCAGAGCCAGTAGCTTGTGAGAATAGATTTTGAATCACAATACCACCGGCATACTGCGCGACAGGAATACCATTAGTTCCGTATTCAGCAACGCCATATTCAGAAATGCCTTGCGTTGGAACTGATACGTTCTGAGACAAATAATTCTCAGAAAAATCGTAACCCCATTTAATAGTAACGACCTGATCTGATCCACCAATAGCGACAATGGATATGCGCTTAACAATCGACGTAACAGCAACATCACCTAAGTCGGCATGATTGGTGTAATACTGCATTCGATACGTGCTAGTGTCATCAAGATACCCGCCGTATTTACCAACGTAACCATTCTTTCCAATTAATAGGTCGCCATTGCGTAACGCATACATTGCCGTTGGTTTAATGTCGTTCCACGTAGTTACCCGCGATGATCCATCCTGCATAACATTTCGCGTGTCAAACACATACACTTGACCCGCCGTTGGAAACGTCAATAAGTAGAATGCGTCTATTTCTGAATAAACACCTTTAATATTTGCCGGTGTTTCACCTGCTACCAACTGCATCAAGTCATTACGAACATTCTTACTCAAGTCACGAAATGGCGCAGACTTTTCCTGAATGGTTCTAAGAACTGAGCGCACACCGCTGTTGGACAAAAACACCACATCTGTGTTGGTGCTTTGAATCGAATCACGGTATTGGCAACCAATACCTACCACGGTGTCGTACAACGACATTGTGCTAGGTGTTGTCGCACCTTGATAAACCAAAATCTGCCGCTTGCCAAAGATAAACAAAAAGCCGTTGTGCGCTGCTAGGCCGGTTATTTCATCAGCACCGTTAGCCCATACGTTATTGACGTTCAATGTACCTGATGTGCCGCCGGTATAAATATGGCCAGCAATCAAATCAGAAAACGTCAGTGTTGTTTTATCTGACGTACTGTTAGCGATCCACAAACGACCATACGCAGAAATACAAATATTCCCTAGTGGCACCGTACCGGCATAACCAGACTTTTCACTTACTCGGCGATACGTTGTAGAACTAACCGCTGGGTCATAAATTATTGGGTCATGACCGGACTGAAAGAAATACGTTACTCCATTTAACGATGCGCATTGCCAGTTATTGGCGCTAATGGTTGGTGCTGTACCACCACCGCCATAGGTCAACTCAGTAACTGTTGTGCCGCTTAATTTGAATATCTTATTGTTTCCAGCAAATAAAGTCGTTACCGATCCACCAGTAAGCACCAATTCATGGATGACGCCAATATCGTTAGCGCCCAAATTACCTGAACTGGTATTGACTTTCGTCCACCCCTTACGTGCGCCCATCCGACCGTACTTGTCCAGAATGCAGTTAATCGCAGTCAACGCAAATCCAGCCGCCAAATCCAATGGCGAGTCTTGCGTATTCAAGCCATAAAAGCCTGGTGCGTTAACGCTAAATCGTTCAAGTGCTTGGCTCATACAGGGACATACTCCTGTGATTCTGGATAGCGTGTAGCCTCTAGCGCAACGTAATCAGCCAGCATGGAGCGATACAAGTTGTATGCTTCCGATGAAGTTAAGCCACCATCTTCGCCACGTTCAACCAATGCTCTGGCATAAGCATTTTGCTCAACGACTACGTCAGGAACCAGTATTGATGTTCCATCGGACGCCAGCGCTGCTTGTGGGATAGTCAGGAAAAACTTAATCGTATAGACGCCATCAGGGCGACCATATAATTGAACTTCAACGTCGCCATTAGCATCAACACCCTCAAAGCAATACTGCGCGGGGATGTTGGTAACAATAGGTGTGAAATTCTGCTTTTGACGCATATCGGACACGCTGATTTGACGCATGACGACATTGCTAGTTGTATTTAGCGGCTCGCTTGATACACGGAATTTTTGACCTGCGCCGGTCAACGAATAGACATACGTGCCGGAGGTGGTAGTGACAGTTTTTTCTTGGCCGAGAACATTCCAATCGTAGGCGTCCTCGACTTGGCGCTTGGCGTCATTAACGAACTTGCCGATAAGGGTTGAATACGCATCAAGGCCGACAGTTGACACCGTCGGCTCACGCAATCGCACCAAAATAGAATTTACAATTTCAAGATAGGTCATTCGCTTCCCCGCAAAACTTAACAGAGCCAGCTTTTGCCTATCCCCAATGGGAAGAAGCCATCGCCCCTATTATAAAGAAATTACTTTATTTTTGGCTACCATTTAACCTTGTTTGCCCAATACGCTGCACTCATAGCGCCCTTGGCGATATTCTTGGCATGCCGCGCTTTGAACGCCTCATTGCGTTTTGTGCCGTCTGGACTGCCAGTAGCGCCTTGCTGGCCAAAACGAATCAGCTTGACTTCATCCCCATCCTTGGCTAGAACTACATGGGATTTGGTCGGATGGCTTGGAGTCGCTTTAGGCTTGTTATAGCCAGCAAATTCCTCTTTACCGCGCTTAATCATTTTTTAGGCTTTTTCGCTGTCTTAGCCGACTGTACAAAATCAGCTTTAGTTGGCGCGCCTTTGCTGCCTACTTTGCGCATCTTCTCGCCCGATCCAGCTTTAATTCTTGCTTGCTTGGCATTGATGTTGGCATAGAGTCCGTTTTTCATTTCATTTTTCCCATCTTATTCTTAGCAGTGCGTTGGCCTCTCATAGGCATTTTGGCCTCGCTCATGGCAATAGCGACCGCTTGCTTGCGATTTGTCACTACAGGGCCACCTTTGCCAGAATGTAACGTACCGGCTTTATATTCGCCCATGACCTTGCCGACTTTTTTTGCACCGTACATTATGCCTTCTCCTTAGTGATAGGGCCGCCACCTTTCCATGCATCACAAGTGCGAGCTGCCGCACAAGTGAACTGGAACAAATCGCAGTAGCCTAGATCAGCCGCCGCGACAAATTCTTCGTCATACGACAATTCATCTTCGTTTTCGTCCTTCTCCAAACCACCAACAATACATTCCATCATCTTCGGCGTCTGAATAAACGCCGCGCAATTGCCGCATCTCATACCTTTGACGGTATTAGTTGGCGCGTTGTACATCGTGGCTTTTTTCATCCAGAAAGCCGTATTGGCTTCATCTGGATTAGGTGGGCCATAACCATATTCTTTAAACGCATGGTTTCGGTTTTTCAGATTGACCGATACATCCTGCGTTGCAATCGGGCAGGTTTTGCCTGTTAATAGACCGTCTTTCATCTAAAAAAGACTCGATCCATAACGAATGCTGCCGCGCCGCTCATGGCTGACGCAATGGCCATACCGACCCAAAAGCCGCCTTTAGACTTATTGGCCATCGCCAATAGCTTTTTAACGTCCTCACGCAAGGCAGTAACTTCAACTTGAAGTGTTTCAACTTGAGCTTCCAGCTTGCCAAATTCACGCAAATCAATGTCCGACATGACCTGTCTTTCGTGGCCTTCCAGGCCGTTTCTGCGCCTCTGGTGGCCGCATAATTACCAAATGTTCGTCATTATCGCCTGAAGTCTCAGGCTCATCAATGCGTTCATACCCAGCATGGCCTTTCATACTTTCAACGTCATGCGGCTGCGTAAATTCAACAGTTTGTCCGCTTTGAAGACATCTAAAAATTGCCATAGGAACCTTTAAAAATCAGGGGCCGAAGCCCCCGATTATTACGCTACTGAACGTGCTATAACAATACGCAAGGTCGCAGCTGCCAAATTAACAGTTGCTTCCGACTCATTTTGAATGCGGAAATTAACGGTGTTGGCTGCGCTAACGTAGCCAGTAACAGTCAAACCCACCAAATCCACGCCCAATGATGCGCCAATGACCATATCGCCCAAAGCAACGCCTGGGACGGTTACGTCATCGGTTTCGCCAGCGCCATTAACTAGCGAGCCAGCGTCAAGTGTGGCTGTCACCATCCACGTATCAGAAAACAGGCCACGAAATTGATCGTTACCTGCACGTACAGTTACTGCCGATGCTGTTGCCATAGTATTTCTCCTAATTAGGTTAAAAACCCCCACCCGAAGGTGGGGAGTTTAATTAGGCAGGTACGGCCAAGGCAAATGCCGAAGACGACAGGGCTGCGCCAACAGTTGCCGCAGTACGCATTGCTTTGACGCCATACAGAGTGTCAGCAGTAAACAGAGTGCCCAAATACTCTTGTTTGTACTGAGTCTGCGAGCGAACCGCAACTTGCTCAACCAGAACCATTGCATCCTTGTGACCCATCAAGCAAATACGGTCGGTGCCTGAAGTGCCAGCGCCAGTATCAGCGTTGGACGAAACAAACACAGGGATACCGTACAAATTTCCGATCTCGCCATTGCGGATTGCATTGCCATCACCGACAAATGCTTGCTCGGTGTAGCGAGCCAGACCCATCAATGTGTTACGGCTTGATGGAGGAATAACAAAGAAACGACCGTCCATTGGTGTGTCGTTGTCATCCAACCTTTGGATTGTGCGACGGATAGCTGCATCAGTCAGAGCGGCTGCATTCGACGATGTTGAGTTGTATGCAGTTGTACCGTTCGAGCCGATGAAGGCTTTAGTGGTGGTGTTGCTAGTTGCATAGTCGTCGGTGCCAACTGTTGCGCCGTTGAATGCGCGACCCAATTGAACCAAGTTGGTATCTACTTGACGCGCCAGCGCATAACCAGCATCAGCAGTATAGAACTGACGCATAGAATTTAACGCTTGAACTTCGGCGATGTCTTCGATCAAACGGCTGTACTCATAATGCTTGTCGATAGACACTTGCACTTCGGTGTTGCTGGCAGCAATCAGAGTTACTGCATCGGTTGCTACTTTTAATGATGCTGAACCACGGGTTGGTGCTGGGATGTGAATCACATCGCCTTTTTTGCCACGAAAGTTCATCTTCATGACCAGATTGGCCAGAACAAGATTCTTCTTATACGAAGCAACAATCTCATCACTCCAAATTTCTGGAACGAAAGTACCTGCGCTCGATACGGTTACGCTATTGGTTGGGGAAAATGCTGTATTTGCCATGTTAATGCTCCTAGATCAAAAGTAAGTTACTTGACCCGTCCCTCTTGATACGCCGACATAATCTCATCAGATAGTGCGTCATATCGGGCTGGGTCATTCATTTTTAGCCGAATTAGGTCAGCACGTCGGTAAACTCTTTTCGAACTCTCACCGCTTCCACCGCTATCAACCTGCACGGATTTCATCGTTTGTTGGCGAGCCGTTGATGCTTGTTGGTTCGCTTGCTTAGTCTGAATACCACGCAACTCTTTATAGGTGGACAGCAATTCGTGCGCCGAATCAAAATCAAACTCTGCGTCAGCTCGCTTGAATAAATCCAAACGAATCGGTGACGACTTAACCCAATTCACAAACCCCTCATCGCGAACGACTTGTTCAAAATCAGGATGTGCTTGAGTCAGCTTTTGCTGAGTCTGTAACGCCCTTAACTCCGATGCGGCTTTTCGAGCCTCAATGATGTCAGGGTGCCTATCAATCGTAGTACGAACGGCCTTTTGTGGGTCTTCATAGAAGTCCACTTCCGGCTCTTCCTCTGCAATAGGTTGCTGCCTAGAATTGAGGTTTTGCTTAATAAGTTCATCAGCCAGTTTCCGCACTTCGCCGACTTCTTGCGCTTGGCGTCCAATGACTTTTTCCGCTTCTTGGTGCATCTTCATAACGTCTTCGAGAGACTTATTCCGATACCGTTCAGGAAGGTCTGGTTTGTCATTACCAATCGTAGAGTCTAGCTTGGCTTCCTCTGTCTCTAACTCAGAAGGCAACTCAGCTTCATTGTCAATCAACATATTAGGTTTCCTTTTCCTGCCATCTTTTGGTTCCCAGGATCATAAACAGGCCAGTTGTCTGGTTATCTGTTCGCTTTTTGCTCCGCAGCGAGTTTTTCTCGATGCCTACGGTCAAATTGGGCTGCGGCGGTCGGGAATGCTCCTGACCAACCCTCCAATCTAAACGCTGGAGCAGATATTATGCGGTCGGCTTTGCCTCCGCACTCGCATTGAACTTGAGTCAGCTCATAACTGACCAATTTCTCAATACGATGCCCGTTCTCACAGGCAAATTCATACATTCGGCGCATTTAATTCCTCATAAGCATCAGAGCTGACTTGTCGCAAGTTTTTCAGCCATAGCAAAATAGAAAGTTCGCCTTTCTTGAATTGTAGACTTTTTTCGTCTTCAACAGCAGAAAGATTATTTAATGCATTTACCATTTCGTCAATATCTTCTACTAAGTCAAGCCATCCTTTGGTGGCCATCATAGAAAATCTATCTTCGTAATACTTTTGCAGTTCAGGATTCATTCAAAATCCAAGAAGTTGTAGCCTCATCCCATGAGTACATTTTTCCATCTGTAGGCATGGCTGTTGGCGCTTGCCAAACAACATTAGCATTTAACGTCCAGCTTGGATAAGGTTGCGGAGGAACAAACGCATCTATATCCGCACGATATGTATATCCAATGCCAGCATAGTTTCCACGAAACGGAGTGCCGCCATTTGTATTAGTATTTGCTATCGTGTCGTAGCAAGTGCGCTTGCATACTTGACCACGAAAATCTGCATACGATTGTTCCCAATCAGTATTATCTTCGCCTTCATTTCTACCAACAATAATTTCAGTAACAATATTGTTGCTATCTAAAAATGCATAATGAGCCATGTTATTCCTTATGACCAAGAAACTAAACCGCTTGCGGTAATAGTAGTTACTTTATAAACACCATCTGTTGCAGTTGTTCCTGCTGCGCCGCTTGAATAAGCAATTGTGTATAAACTTGAATATCTCAAAATCACAGTTCCATCAGCGCCTTTGCCGCTAGTTCCATGTGAGGTATTAGGAATTTCACCAGCACCGCCACCACCAGAACCAGTATTGGCTGCGCCAGCCGTTCCAGTAGTTCCACTTTGATTGCCGCCGTTGCCGCCAATACTGCTGCCTCCAACACCCGCCGTGTTTTGAGCGCAGCCGCCGCCGCCGCCGCCAGCATAAAATGCAGCGGTTCCAGTTATTGAACTTTGAACGCCAGTGCCGCCATTTCCTGCGGTTGTTGTTGAAAGATTACCATTAACTCCGACAGAGCCAGCACCACCGCCGCCGCCTCCATAACCATTACCAGCATCAGCACCTTCAACAGCAGTACCACCGCCGTAACCTTGATTCGCTGTGCCAGTTCCAGGGGTTGCATTTGTAGAATAACCATTTGCTCCACCGCCTGAACCTCCATCTTTTGAGCCACCAGTACCAGGAAGGCCACAACCGCCGCCCCCGCCAACAGATGTTATTGTATTAAATACAGAATTAGTTCCTACATTTCCGTTTCCTGCCGTACTTACCGCAGCACCGCCAGCACCAAGAGTTACTGTATACGTTGTTGATGAAACAAACGTAAATGCTGACTCAGCACTAGCACCGCCACCAGATGGACCGTATGAAGTTCGTAAACCACCCGCACCTCCTCCTCCTGCAACTCGATTTGATTGAGTGCCGCCAGAACCACCGCCCGCAACTACCAAAAAATCTACTGTTTTGGCAGTTGGAGCAGCAGCAGCAGCACCAGCTAACAATAAATTAAGAATGCCTGACATTAGGTCAACCCCGATCCTGAAATAATCCACGTTGTAGACGTCATTTTGATTGCTGATGCCATACCGTACAAAGCCAACGAACGACTACCGGTAGTGCCAGTTCCAGCCAAATACATTGTGTCACTTGTGATTGCAATTGTTACAACAGCAGCAGTCATATTAATAAACGTCAACACAGTACCCAATGGATAAGCCACGTTTGCATTTGAATCAATGGTAAATGTTCGTGCGTTTGCGTCTGTTGATGGGTGAAATATAACCTTGCCCGAATCAGCTAACACCGTTGTGTATGCAGCAGACTTACTGCTAATAGGTACATTCTTAAATCCAACACCGTCAGTGCCATCAGCAGTACAGTTAGTTAATGTGCCAGATGATGGAGTGCCAAGCGCACCTGCAGGAGCAACGTAGTCTGTACCAGCAGTAGCAGCAGACGCCACACCTGATGTAGCCTTAACCAATCCAGTTAATGACGCACGTTTGATTAGTTTGCCGGTCGTGCTGTTAAACAGCGCTAACTCGGAATCGACCGACGATGCTGGGCCAACTACATCCCCCGAGCCGGTAGAGGCAAACGACAAAACCCCCGCGCCATCGGTAACTAGCGCTTGGTTGGCCGTACCATCTGCGATAGGAAGCGCAAGCGTCAGGTTACTGTTAGTGTTTCCAGATTGCAGAGTGGTCGTTCCCGTTCCACTCGCATTTCCTTGAATTTTTAAATTACTCATGTTGATTCCTTAATTAAGAACTAACCATTTTTGACCAGTACCTACCGTTACCGCTATCCCAGTATTTACAGTAACAGGGCCAACTGATAGGCCATTTTTGGCCGAAAATACAGTGTAATTAGTTGATATTACTTGTTCATTTTCTAGTATTGTGGCAGACCCACCACCGCCGCCTGATGCCGCAATTGTAATAGCTCCGGCAGAATTTGTGATCGATATATTCGATCCCGCTGTCAGCGTGGCTTTGGTTAAAGTGTTGCCGGTGGAGTTACCAATTAACAGTTGTCCGTCAGTAAAGCTAGTTTGACCTGTACCGCCATTAACCACTGGCAAAGTACCTGTTACACCAGTAGATAAAGGCAAACCAGTTGCATTAGTTAATGTACCGCTGCTTGGTGTACCTAAAGCGCCGCCTGGCGCAACATAATCAGTTCCAGCTGTTGCGGCACTTGCTACGCCAGCCGTTGCTTTGACAAGGCCAGTTAACGTAGCACGCTTAATTATTTTTCCAGTAGTACTATTAAACAATGCTAATTCAGAATCAACTGAAGAGGCTGGGCCAACCACATCGCCTGAACCGGTTGGAGTACCCCACGACGCATCGGTGCCGTTGGTAGTTAAGAACTTGCCGCTGTTGCCTGTTTGGTCTGGCAAACTGCCGCCGCTACCACCGCCCGATGCACCTTGGTTGATGATGACTTTTAGACGGTCGGAAATGTCTGGCGGCAGTATTTCACCGGCGTTGATCTCACGGCCATTGGATAGTGTGATGACTAAGCTGTTATCAAAGTCCACGCGCATATCCATAATGGATATACCGTCAGCGCCATCTACACCATTGATACCATCCACGCCATCGCGGCCATCACGGCCAGCCATGCCATCCTTACCATCTTTGGCGTCACGCCCATTGCGTCCATCGCGGCCATCAATACCATCGCGACCATCTTGAATACTGGCAATGCGGGACTCAAGCATTGAATATATGCCGTCATACTTGCCTTCCAAGTCGCCCTTCATTTTCTGAAGCGCTTGAATGACCGCTTGAGCGTTTTCTGCGGCTTTTTTCTTCTGCATTGCCCGAGCTTCTGACACCGTATTGTTTACAGAGTCAAAAAGGCTATCGGGAACTTGGTCTACATTAAACAGTTTGTCGATTTCCATTATTGCATTCCCTTTTGCAGTTCATCAAGGAAGTCATTTTCAGCACCGACGACATTATCCTTGGCTTTTGACATTTGCAGCTCGACAATCTTGGACTTATTCTTGATGTCGGCTTCTTTCAACATTAATTCAGCGACCTTGACGCGCTTGTCAAACTCTCTGGAGGCCATGTCAGCCTGATTGGGCAGGTTAGCCGTCAATCCTTGCTGAATCTTGGCTTGTACTTCCAAAGGTTTCAGCTTGGTGTCAATCATAATCTTGGTTGCTTCAGCACGATTCTGCTCGGCTTGAGTCGTATTGACTGCAATCTGCGCTTGTGCTGCTTGCAAAGCCAACTGTTCTTGAACCATCTGCTTTTGCTGGGCTTCAGGATCAATTTGACCCATAGAATCCAAGCGCGTCATCAACTCAGCACGGTTTGACAACGAACTATTGGCGACAATGCCCTTCAATATAATCGGCAGCACCGGCGTATCAGGGCCAAGGGTCTGCAACAGGCTAATAAATTGAGCCTGTTCGTACTCACGCGCAATAATGCCCAGCGTTGCAGTTGGTATGAAGACCATATCAACCGAAGGATAGCGCTCTGGATCGAACTGCATGAAGCGGTACGCTGCTTTGTTGATGAACGGAATCAAAAAGTCTTCTTGGAAGTTCACTAACGTGCGTTTGTACTTCTTGATGATCGAGGCCACCGCCATCGACATACCAGTACCCGCCGCATCGCGTCCCACCGCTGACACCATGCCATTACTATCTAGTGTGCCGGTTGCTTGCAAGAGCATTTGCTGGAATTTCTCGGCTGTCGTTATGCTTGAGCCGTCTGTCTGGCCAAACTTGAACGGATATAAAATCTCGTTCGGGTTGCCGTTGGTGTAGATAGCCTTGCCTGGCATGATTGTCAGCTTCGCACCCCTTGGCAGTCGCGTTGCGTCCACGGCCATCATTGGGGATGCTGTTAATGCTAATGAGTCCAAGTGAGTACGCACTTGCGCATCAATGGACTTCTGCATGTTGTAGGCTTTTTCTATCGTTCCACGGCCAGGCAATCTATTAGGCACCGTATCAGCTTGATAGGTCAATACTGGCCTATCCTTCATCATGTACGGACTCTCTTCAGCCTTCAAGAGCATGCCGTCGTTGGCAATAACAATGATCGCCTCGACCATGTCTTGATAGTCTTCAGCCGCCGAATCGTCAGGAAACAGCTCGACGATCTCGTCTTCATCTACCTTTTGCAGGTACTCGCGGGGGACTAAGCCGTAGTAAGTTAGCAGTAAGACTTTTTCATCTTGATACTGGCTAACTTCTTGGGTTGGCTCCAAATCAGTATCTTCGTAGGTCGGGGTGATGTTGACCTTGCGGTATATACCGCGCTCGATACCACGCACCACCTTGTGGATCGATACGTACTTCTCGATGGCCACGCCCATGCAATCCTCAACGGTTGTGCCGTTAGGGTCCCATAGGAAATTCTTAGGGTTGATTGGCATCGGCTTGACCGACACGCGCATCTTCTCAACGGTTCCGATGGCGGCTTGTGATTCGCCTGGCATTGGCATGGTTGCAGGAACCAATTCCTTTTCCATTGACGTTGTGATCTCGGCAATACCGGTGCCGTAAATCTCAGCCAACAGAACCACTTGATCGACGTGTTTCCTCAACTTGTCGCGCTTAAAGTCTTCCATCATCTGGAGCTTTAAGAACTCGACATCCATTGGGTCGCCATTGACATCGCGCAAATCGTCTTTGATGTCAAAGAACTCGCCAGAGCCAAAGATCGCCTCAATAATCTCAGCGTGTCTGGTTTCAACGGCTTGTTGGGTGGCGGGGGTTACGATGCGTGAGCGCTCTGACTCTCTTGTCTTGTCTTCCGATGCCCATTGGCCACGGAAGATGCGCTCGTATTCTTCCCATTGCGGGAGGAAGTTAATATCGCGGTACGTTCTCCAACGATCGCAATGCTCCACCACGAAACTGACTAGTTCTTTGTCATTCTCTGTGGGTTGATCGAATTCATTTTGATCCATTTATACACCCGAAATAATGTCCACCGGTTCCCAATCATCGGATTCATCCTCTTGCATGTAGGATGTCACGGCCAATTGGTCTATATAGGACAAGGCGTCAGGCAAATCATCGTGTACCCCCTGTGCGGGGAACATGAGAAGCTGGTCTAGGAATATATCCCAATCCTCGTCTGAGTTAAGCACAATCCTGCCATGCTCAAAACGCCCTTGGAGACTCCAAATAATTCGGTCAGTCTTTTTCCGGTTGCCGTGCGTTAGGTCAACTATGTGCGAATATACATTATTCTTGCGCATTAAGTCACTCAAATACGGCAAAACAGCGTTTTTTAGCGCCCCGCGCTCAATTCCAATCGACAGCGGACGGTAGTCGCGCATCGCCATCAG